GAAGTGGGCAAAGAATAGAGAAGATCAGATTAGACGCGAAAAACGTGAGGACAACTCGTAAGAGCCTCACAAGTCCATCAATCTCCATAATGATTTAATCACGGAGTTTTAATAATGGCTACTTTGTTAGATGAACAAAACGAAGGACGACAAGAAGACGACACCGTAGACAATCTAGACGCACTAGCCTCGCAAGAGCAACCTAGTGAAGAAGATAACGTACCGGACAAGTATCGCAACAAGAGTGCTGCTGAGCTTGTACAAATGCACCAAGAGGCTGAGCGTATGCTTGGTCGTCAGAGTGGTGAGGTGGGTGAACTACGTAAGGTTGTCGATGAATTTGTAATGTCGCAATCCTCAACTAAAGAACAACCTGTAGACGAGGAGATTGATTACTTTTCTGATCCTGAAAAGGCAATACAGAAAGCAATAGATAACCACCCTGCTGTCCGAGAAGCTCAAAGAACTTCTACGGATATGAAGAAGTCAAGCGCACAAGCAATGCTCAAGGATAAACACCCTGACATGGCTGAAGTACTGCAAGACTCTGCTTTTGTTAGTTGGGTTGGTGAAAGTTCGTTTAGGACTAAACTGTTGCAACAAGCTGATCGAAACTTTGATTATGAAGCAGCTGACGAGATATTCAGTCTGTGGAAAGATCGTAAAGCATTGATTGGTCAAACTGTAAATGCTGAGAAGTCTAGTAGAAATGCTACCGTTAAGAGTGCATCTACTGGCGGCGCTTCAGGAACGCAAACAAATAGTAAGAAAATCTTTAGGCGTCAAGACATTATTAAACTAATGAAAAACGACCCTGACAGATATTCAGCATTGTCTGATGAGATAATGGTAGCGTATCAAGAGGGGCGCGTCAAATGATTAAATAACTAAGGAAGAAATAAGATGACTAATTCAGTATATCCACTACAAGGCGGTGTTGTAAATAACACCAAAGCAGCAACATTTATTCCAGAGATTTGGAGTGATGAGGTACGTGCAGCGTATGAGAAGAGTCTCGTACTTGCTAACCTAGTTAAGAAGATGGGCATGACAGGCAAGAAAGGCGATACTATCAATATCCCTGCTCCTGTTCGTGGCGAAGCTGTAGCTAAGACTTCAGGCACTGCTGTTAGTATCCAAGGCAACACTGAAGGCAACGTACCTGTACTCATTGACAAGCACTTCGAGTATTCACGTCTCATTGAAGACATTACTGAAGTACAGGCTTTGTCTAGCTTACGTCAGTTCTACACTGGTGACGCAGGTTATGCACTTGCTCGTCAAGTAGACACTGATCTACACGCACTTGCAAAAGACTTAGGTAACGCACAAAACTCTTACGTTAACACGGCTTCGTTCTATTGTGATGCGTCTACAGGTCTTACTGCTTATGCTACAGACACAGTTACAACAGCAGATGTCTTTACTGATGTTTGTTTCCGTGACTTGATTCAAAAGATGGACGATGCAGACGTTCCTTTTGATAATCGTTGCTTTGTAATACCTCCTTCATTGCGTAATGCAATTATGGGTGTTGAGCGCTATGTTTCTTCTGACTTTGTTAGCGGAAAGCCTGTAGAGAATGGCAAGATTGGTAACCTGTACGGCATTGACGTATTTGTATCTACCAACTGCGCTATTTCTGAAACAGCAAGTGACAACACAGCGGGTGGCGAACTCAAAGCTGCATTGCTCCTCCACAAAGACACGTTCGTGTTAGCGGAGCAGATGGGTGTTCGTTCGCAGACGCAGTACAAGCAAGAGTGGCTTGCCAACTTGTATACTGCCGATCAGCTGTACGGTGTTAAAGCACTCCGTCCTGATTCTGCATTCATCATGAACGTAAATGCCTAGATAGGAGTTGGGGAGGCAGTTCTTCGGAGCTGTCTCTCCTTTTCTTTATGAGTAAAAAAGATCCTAGAATGACCAAATTAGGTGTGAGTGGGTATAATAAACCCAAAAAGACACCAAAGCATCCTACTAAAAGCCATGTAGTGTTAGCCAAGTGCGATGACGGTTCAGTTAAAACTATACGTTTTGGACAACAAGGCGTTAGTGGTGCAGGCAGTAAGCCTACCACAACAAAAGACAAGAACAGACAGAAATCCTTTAAAGCGAGACACGCTAAAAACATCGCTAAAGGCAAATGCTCTGCTGCTTATTGGGCAGACAAAGTTAAATGGTAACTAACAGGACATAGACATGACAGTCATAGTAACCAAGAACAGCTCAACCGCTTCAGCCGTACCAACTACGAGTGATTTGGTTCAGGGCGAACTCGCGGTCAATGTAACTGACAAGAGACTATTCAC